CAGCTCAGAGGCGACGTTTGCCTCGGTTCCTTCTTGTAGAGAACTTAGGAAGTGCGTTGTTGCTATAGCTAAATCAGCCATATGTCCAGCGAGTGGCGCTATAACTTTTGTCATTCCGTTCTCAGCGGTAGCTAAGAATAGGTCAAAGTTCTTAGTTAGCCTTGCGTAATTATCTATCTCTGCTTCATCAAGCTTAAAAACGTCATTAAAAGATGAATACTCATCCGTTAGGCTTCTAATTGCATTACCATTATTCTCTAGAGCTGGAATCATTCTGGTTGCTTCTGAGCCTAAACCCTCAAGCGCCCAACTCATCTCGTTAGCGGATGCTCCTGCCATTTCCATTTGACTAACAATAACCTGCAACGCATCTTGACCTGAAAGTCCTGTAAGCTCCATTGCAAATTGCTTGGTTCGCTCCTTTGACCACCCCATCACAGTGCCGAAATCATCAAGACCGCCCGACATTCCCTTTACAAATTCGCCAATTCTTTCACGCGCATCTTTGAATATGTCAGTTACGTTATCAACGGTAAGCCCAAACTGCCTATATGCGAACTCCTGAGACTGAAAGTTTTCAACTGTATCACCAGCTAGCCTAGCGTTAGCCTCAAGCTCTCGTCTTGACCGACCAAGCTGATAAACATACGCAGATAACACGCCAGCAGTGGCAGCTATTGCAGCTCCAGCAACGCCAGCGGCTTTTGACATACCGCCGATCGCCATGCTCAACTTGCCAGTTGATGATTCAGCTTGATTGCCTGACTTATTGAACTTATCTAGCTCTTTAGTGCCTTTTGATAACCCTGAAGTGTCAACCTTAAAGCCTAGTTTAGCTATGTCTGCCATAATCTACCCCTTTAAACATGGCTTTATTTTAAATTAAAAATACAAAAAAAGCCCACTATCAAGGGCTTTTCATTTTTCGCTCATCCTCTTCAATCATTCTTTCAATTACCATTTCCCTAGCAATGGCCTCTTCAACGGTAAGATCTCTAATGTATGGCGGTGATTTGTTTGGGTTGTCATCAGACCTGTTTGAAATGTAAGCCAATGACATCTCTCTTATTAAGAGCAAGTCAAACCTAGATAATTCGACCTTGTTTGCATTAATGTAAGAGTTAATTTCAACCCAGCTAATCTCTTTTAGCCCATAGTCTGACCTTTGACACCTACCCAAAGAGTTGAAGTGAATGGCAATAAGTCTGTCACATTCTGGAAGAACAGTTGACGGGTCGCCTCTCATTCTCTCAATTCTTGGCAAATCCCATCCTTTAGGCTTTGCGTGAAGCCATCCAAGATGGGATGCGTAAAGAATGCAATCTTTTCTTATTTCTTCGTATAATTGAGAGGATTTGAGGTAAAATTTTCGAGTTGCACTCTATATCGGTTTAGCTTCGGGTGCTTTAGTACGAGCATGATGTTTTCATGGTTAAAATCGAGCTTCTCGCCCTTTTCTTCATCAGCCCAAAAACCAGACCACCCAGTAAGCAAAGCCTCAAATCTTTTTGCCTGCTCGTCGATCACGTCATCAATTGATAGTGACTTTTCTTTTTTGTTTTTCTTGTACTCGATGCGAGCTTTATTCATTTGCTTTTCTGCAAACTTCTTAGCGGCATCAGATTCAGCGCCCATAGCGTAAAACCCAACTGGCTCACCTGATTGGTCGTACTCCTTTTCACCTTCAAAATCTTCAAGGTGGATAAACTGCGGCTCATCTGGAGTGTATTGCTTGTCTACTTGAATTAAGTTCATTTAATTTCCTCATCAATTGAAATCATCCATAAAATAAAGGCCGTCTAGTGGATGAGTCTAGTTAATCGCTGTACGAGCGAAACGGCCAATTTGTTAAGCTGCGGCTACTTTTAGAATTTTAGAGTTAATCTCTAAGTTCATAGCAGTACCAATCATTGAGTTTGCAGAGCCCGGAGTTTCGTTTGCTGAGAAGAACTTACCAACAAAGTATCGAACGGCGCCAGATGCGTACTCAATCTTAAAGCTGAATGAAGCCCCGAAAGATGCGTCACCTGGAGTGCAAGCATTTAGAGCTAGCGCCTGACCAGCATCTTCATCATCAAGATCAGCCTCGATTGACGTTGAGCCGTAGTTAACAAAGCCGATAAACTTTTCTGTAATACCGGTCTCTAGCGGCTCGGATGTTACAACCTGAATCTCTGGGCCAAAGGTTGGGATGTTTGTTACTTGCTTGATTTGAGTAAAGGTAAGAGCCTCAAAACCAAGCTGATCGAAAGTTGCTGGCTCGCCCTGCACACACGAAACCTTAACTCCGGTACTTGTTTCTTTTGCCATAAATAAATCTCCTATAGGTTGGCACTGCTATTATACAGCTATATTTTCTTATAGCGAAATTACTCTATGCTTTCTACTTGAACCGTCAATGCGTACCCTATATGACCATCTTCAAATAGCAATGGTGATGGAAATGTTTTAAACACTCTAGATGGTCCTATCATTAACCCTTCTGGGAATTTGTCTTTAGCGACAGAGATCCCTACTGCTGCTCTATAAGAAATATTCTCTCCATCTTCTTCACCATGAGATTTTGAGGTCATTATCATTACTTGAAGAGGGTGGTTTGCAAGACCTCCGCAATTGTCGTCTAAATTGGTTCTTGATTTCTCATTCCATAAAACATCAACCCTAACAAAAGATTTTGAAGGGTCTATAGAGTATTCGCCGCTATCACCATAGCCATTAACAACAAGATCATAACCAAGCTCATTTGCTAGGGATCTTCCTATTGATGTTAATGCCTTTTGAATTTCAAAATGAATCATTTTATAACCCTAAAAGAATCTCTAGTTTTTTGGTCTACTATCTGCTCCCATCTAGCAACAGACCGCCTAACCATTCCTCTTGGCGCTTTTGCTGACCAACCATATTCTAACCTAACTATGTAAGGCTGAGGGTTGGTAAAATAAACAACATCACCAATACCAAGCTGTTTAAGCGAAATCTCAAACTCAATTGATGGATTTCTTGACGTGGATGGAGATGATATTGACAATGGAGCGCCTATTGCTCCAGACCATGATGCCCTAGCGATTCCGCTATCTACAGGGGTTAAAGATACAATCTCATTGCCAAGTTGAATGCTAGAAGTCTTTGCAACAAACTTCATTCTGTCCATGTACTTTTTTGAAAGTGCATCAAACTGACTCGCCATATCAAGCCCTCAATTGCAGCTTCTGATAAACCTTAACGCCGCCATTTGATGTAATACCTTGCAAGTCCTGAACTCGATAGGTTTTACCGTTTACGTCGTAAAGCATGCCTATCTTAATTACTTCATCTTTATCATCAGGCGAAAATAAAATATAGGCATCCGTAGAACGAACCACATCGCCGTCGATTTCATCTTGCTTGTAGCTGAATAGAGGTGACGCTGAGCCAAAAATATCAACTCTTGGTTGTGCTGGCAATGGATTGCCGTTGTTATCATAACCACCACCATCAATAGCAGGAGTATAAACAGATCGATTTACACCTGAATCATCAGCGTTAGCTATAAGCCTATCAGCAATACCTTGTAATCGCGTGTAATCTACCATACCTGCACTGTTCCAATAACGCCGGAAGAGACAGTGGCTAGGTATGGCAGCAATAGCGAATCAGTTACAGGTGTCGGACTTCCTTCGTTGTTATCAATGCCAGATGTGTATTCAATCTCTTCTTCGATAACATCAAGCTTAGTGCGAGTCTTTTTAATCTTCGCGTCGTTAGACGGCTCAGGGAATAGCGAGCCTTTCAGCGCAACGATACAAGCCTCAGCTACTGCGCGTCGAATTTTGTCGTTAATCAACACTTCGTCAGTTGGTAGTTTTAGCGCTTGGTCAGCATTTAACACTGCGCCAGAGAAGTTATACTCAACGTCGATATAAGCAAGCGTCACGCGACTAATAACAGGCTCTAGTTCTGCGTCTGTTTTGGCTGTAACGTCATAACCAACAATCAAGCAGTAGTCACGCAAGAATTGCACGTCAATGTATGCGTTTGAGTTAGATAGACCCGTGTTATCTTCAACTATAAATGCCATTATTGCGCCTTTTATTCAGGGTAAAAATCAAGACCGCCTTCATAAATATCTAGCTTGGCGGCTATAGTCTGACTTGCGTCAAATGACTCTAACTCAAGAAGAATGTAATCGCCAGGAGCTAAAATATGATTGCCACCAAGCGGCGTGGGCGTAAACCCCTTACCTTGATTCTGAATGTTAGTGATTGCGAACACATCAGCGTGAAGTTTATTTGCCTCAATGGCTAAACTGGCAACCGGTGTAACGAAAGTTATTTCATTACCAGCATAAAGCTCAGATTCTGGCTGTGATGTAATTTTTGAATTGTAATTGTACCACTTGTCAGGTGTTCCAAGTGTAACATCTGACTCAGTAATTCGATAAGCTCGGCCAATCACACCGCCACCAGTTGCACCAAGAACCCTTGCTTTTAAATCGACGTCCTTGCTTCCAACTTTGATTATTGAATAAAACTTGTCACCGACGCTTGAGGCGAGCACCGTCCTTGACGCTTCCCACTGAAGTCCGCGCTTTTTGTTTACTTCGCCATATGGCTGGGCAGTGTAAGCGCCAGCTCCGTAAGTCATTCTTTCTTCAAGGAGCTGCATTCTTACTGAATCTGTCATAACGATTCACCATCAGTCAAAAAGAAATTGCCACCAGTTGGCGTAAATCTCATTGTTAAACCAGTGCCAATGATTGTTTTTGGCGTGGTAAATGGGGAGCCATCAACGGCAACCCAAGATGAACCGACAGCTATTTCAACAGCTACAGAAACGCCAGTATCAGGCGAAATAGTTATCTCTCTTGTCCTGTAACCAAAAGATCGCTCAATTTGCGAATTGTAAACACTCATTAATGCCACCTAAAAATAAAGCCCCAATCAAGGGGCTTATTGATTAGCCCTTTTGGGCGGTTTTCTCTTTCACTTCAGTGAGCTTTTCTTGAGCCTTTTTATCGGCATCATCTACGCCAGTTTTTCGCATCTTTAAGCGAATTTCGTGCGGCGTTAGCTGCTTGGTGGTTTCGTATGGATGCTCTGAAAGAATCTCTGAGTACTCTTGCTTAGCTTCCTTTAGCTCGCCTTCCAGTTTATTGATTTTGGCTAGAGCTTCTTCGCGAAGCTCTTTGCCTGTTTTTTTAGCTGCCATTAATCACCGCCTTATCCGTTGGTCACCAAAAAGCTAAGTGGCACGTTCTTAGAATCCCAGATTTGCTCCCAGTTCGCAGCATCTTGAAGCTCTGCGTAGGTAGCAAACTGACCGGCGATGCCAGTACCAGGCTCACCTTTGAACGAGAAACCAAGAGGCATGATAATATCAGTACGGCGAGTGATGTACGTATCCTGACCTGTACCGTTACCTGCTTTAGCTTCGCGGTCGTACTCAGCAGGAATGATGTTAGGCGGATTTCCTTCACCAGATGCAACTGCGCCAGCACCAAACAGGATTGAAGTGAATTTAACACGATTAGTACCAGAAACCGCTGGAAGGCCGTCATCAACAATTACGCGCTTACCTTCGAAAGTGAAGAAAGTTGAATCTGTCACTTCATCGTATTGCTCAACTAGGTGACGAAGGCGACGCAAGCCGTAGTAAACTGTAGAGTGGATACCAACAGCAGCAATGCCGTCCATATCACCTTTAAGCTCAAGTGCTTTAAGGAAGTTGTTAGCACTTGCGCGTTCATCAACAGTTACTGCGCCAGCATCATCAGTGGCAACGTCTTCGATCAAGTCGCCAGTACCTGCAGCGTTAAGGTTGTATAGGCCTACGCACGAGTTGATTAGGCGACGCTGGTTGTCAGTTGTCCAGTAGTCACCTACTTGGTTCATTACACCAGTCATCGGATCGACAAACGCCATGCCTTGAGCTAGGTTCATTGCAGACCATGCTTTAGTTCGAGTTGCTCGACGCCATTTGTGCTGACGAGTGCCAAGCTTATCAGCCGTGATAATATCAGCAGGGTTGTCTGTGCCGTAAGTAGGCTCATTCATTGTTAGCGGCGCAATGTCTGTTACTTCACCAGCAGCAGACGTACCATTACATGCCGCCATCAAGTCTGCATTTGGAGCCATTACACCAGATTGAATAAAGGCGTTTTTATTGATTTGGCGCTCTTGGACGCCGCGAGTAAATTCCGGCTTTTGAAAAATATCCGCAAGTTGGATTTGTGCCATCTTTTAAGTTTCCTTAGTTTTGAGTAGCCATATTTAAATAGGTTGATGTAGCTACACTTTGCTTTGATTGCGTTGGTGTTTCACTTCCACTAGATGTTTGAGAAACCACGACATCAGGCTTAATCAAAGCCGCAAATAGCTCATCTTTTTTGATTACATTTTCAACAAATTCGTCGCGCTTGTATTCTGAAACCTTACCATCAGAAAGTTTAAAAATCTGGTTAGCTTCTTCATCTACGTCTACGTAATTCTCAAGCAATACGCGCATTGCGCCTTTGCCTTTTTCTGTTACGCCTGACTGAGCAATGATCGAATCAATAAGACCTTTTTTAGCATCAAGTCGCAAAGCGTTTAGCTTTTCAGATTGAGAGGTTAGTTTTCCTTCCCATTCTTCATTTAGTTTTGATTTAGCTTCCTCAAGTTGCTGAGCTAGGAGTTTTTCTAGTTCCTCGCCACCACCTTTGGCTGCTTCCTCAATCGCTTCTTTGCGCGCCTTCTCTGCCGCCTCTTCGATTTTCTTTTGTTCGTCAGCCTGAAATGAGCTTAATTGCTCCTTCAGTGTGTCACGCTCTTTGTCTAGATCGTCAGCTAGTTTTTTTAAAGCTGCATCTTTGACAGGTAAGTATTGATCACCGACCAATGCAAAACCTTCTTTAGCGTAATCTGGCAAACCTTCGTATTGCTCTTTTGTTAATACAAGCATTTGGGCACAACCCTCAATTAGTTAAAAATAAAAGCGGCACAACCGCATAAGCAATTATACCGTTTTATTAATCGATTACAAAATTATGCGTCAATTAGCAAGCGAATGTTTCCGTATCCGTTCGATTCCAGCCATTTAGTGAAGGCATCTAACGCCGCTTGTTCTGGATTATCTGAGCTACCAGTCAGTGCAGGGAACCCAAACAATTCAAACATAAATCTAGCTTCTTCAACGGTAACCTTCTTAACTGCAAAGCTTCGATCGATAGTAAAGTCAACGTTAGATTGATATTCAGCAATATTATCTTCACTCACTGCACTTGATGTGAATAGAGCAAAGTAAGCGACAACCCATTTAATAGAATCTTCAAGGCTAGCAACTAATGGAAGCATTACAGCGTTACGTGTAGCTTCGTCAATTAATGACTCAGTAGCCGTCTTTTTTACAGCCTCGTTGGGTGCAATTACAGCGCCTAATTGACGAGCTCGGTTTTCTAGTGATTCATCTTCTTTAAAGTAGTCGTCTAACGTGCCAACAGACGAAACAGACTCGAATTTAGCTTGCTCGCCAGGTATGACATTCAGACCGCCAAGTTTAAATTCAGCACCCTGATTTTCACTACCACCATTAAGAAGGTTAAACGCATTCTGCCAATCTTCACTAATGCCGTCATCAGCACCAGTAAACAAAATGTCGGTTGGGACTTTCTTTTTAAGGAAGCGTGATTTGTTGGCTGAGTTTTGATACTTGGTTAAAACAATATCAACAATGCCAGAAAGAAAGCCTAGCTCAGTTGGCAATTCGGTTCCTATCTCTTCGTCAGACGCAAAAATTAGAGGGATTGATTTCAGAGGTTGCCCATTCTTTAGAATGTATTGGGGTTCACTTTGCGCACCGTTTACTACTCTTTGCTGGTAGTAGTTACCATCATCATCCAAAGCAAGAACTAGATACGAATCAACCTTAACTCGCGTTGCTTGTTTCGGGTTAAACTTCTCGGTTGACTCGTTAAACATGATGAAAGCTAATTGCTTTTTGCCATTGACCATTCTGTAGTATGGTTCTTTGACAATCTGCTCGCGTTTGAATCTCTTTAGAAGTGGTCGTGGGTTAATCTTCTCAGCGTCTTCCTTGGAAATATTATCGACGTCAAGCGACGCAAGCCCACGATAGTCGATAAGCCAGCATTCGTATTTAGCCTCAAGAATCGACTTGGCAGAGTTTTGCAGCCATCCACCCAATGACATTCCGTCACCGTCGATATTGTTTTGCACGTAACTCATGGATGGCAAATCAATCTCAGTCTCGGATAGATTCATCTTGCCGAGCATTGTCTTTTGGGTTAGGCGCGCCCAATCATCAAGCAGCGCCCCTTGAAGGTATGATCGATACTCGTCAGACCTATCGTCCGTCTTGTTAACTGGATTAGGCAGAAACCTGAGAGATTCATCTTTTACGAACGCACTACCCATACAGACAGTGCGAACGTCTTTAATTCTTTCGGCCAAGTAACTTAAAGCTGGCTCTTGTGTTGTATTGAGTGGCATAAAAAACCCCTGTTAGTTTTCTATATTCTAACAGGGGTTGAGAGTTTGTGGAATTAGTGGTTATTCGGATAGCTTGAACTTGCCAGAGTCGAACATTTTGCCTATTACCTTAATGTCCTCTTCGGCTGTTGTTGGTACAACTTTGCAGGCAGCTTCAATAAACGCTTCGCGCTCTGTTAGTTCTGTGACTACTTTGCGGTAAAGCTTGTCGACGCACTTCAGCGATGAAAACTCAGCAACTAAATACTTGCTTGATGATACAAGCGGGTTCTCAACAAAAAGCTCCTCACCTTCTTCAAATGCCTTCACTGCTTGCCAAGCATGTTCAAACTCAACCTTCACACACTCTTCTTTTGTGCGTTTTGGTGAATGCTCAGCCATCGCCTTAGCCTCTGCCGCTTCGTTGTCTTTAGGCATTACGTCGAATGTTTCACTTAATGATAAATCGATAATCTCTGACTCCGTTACGCTTTCGCCGTCTAGGTCATCTGCGTTGTCTTTCTCTAGCGCTGCGGCGCGTAGGATGTATCTATTTCGATCGCTGCCAATCCTAAGGTTTGCATCGCTTACTGGATAATCAGATCCGACAACTCTAACTACACCATCCGTACCAGTATGGCAATCGCAATCAACAAACTTATGACCATCAGCTAGAAACTTCTCTACAGTCATGCAGTGATCTTTAGGATTGCAGATCTTCCACTTGAATGCATGACTAAGGTTTAAGCATCTTGCGGTGGCGAATTCGATTCCATTTGTTGCTATTTCATCATTTTTATTTTCAATCTTCGCTTCTTGATATGTATTGTATTTTTTCATTTTTCTACCTATTTATAAAAGTATGACTTTGGAATGTAAGTTGTTTGCTGCGTTCCAATCTTAAACGGACTGAAGACTAGGATTGTTTGCGGTTTAGAGTTTGCATTTTGAGGCTCTCCATTCTCATCAAGAAAACCAATTCGGCCAGTCGTAGATCCTTGAATCTTAGTGCCGTCGGTTACTATGTTTCTTATCTCGCTAACATAAGGAAGTGCCTCTTTAAACCAGCCAACGCTGTGATCAGAGTTAAGCAGCATAACAACGCCAAGCCCAGCCCGCTGCGCAGTAGTAGCCTGAATAACCCACGGTTTTGGATTGGAGTATGGCGGATTTACCCAAACGTACGCCAGCTTGTTTGATTGTAGTGCTGGACACTTAGACCAATCAAAGCCAAGGCTATTATCCTCTTCCGTGTAATGCAGTGCACAAAGTGCATTTTCGTGAGAGCTTGCCATATCAGCAATAAAATTAAACTCACGATTAAGCATGTTAAACACTTCTGTAGGGGTTCTCCATAGGTCATTAGACATTATCACCAACCTCTTGCTTTATTCTTTCTATTAAACCTTTGCTACTATTGTCGCCATATTGAGTCGATAGAGTTTCTAGCTCTCTATAAGCGCGTCGAAGTAGCTTATCTTTGTCTTTAACTAACTGTTCGAGATGTTGATTTCTGACCCGCAAGGATGCAATCTCACACATCCTTGCGTTGGTCATTTCTGGCTTAGGCATTTTTGCGGTAGCCTGTCTTTTCTACAATAGACAAAAATGCACTCTTGTTTTTATTATCAAGACCATCCCACGAAATATAAGCCGTATCCCAATTCGACATATACAACTCATAAAGCTCTTTTCCAGCCTCTAAGCGCTCACGCTCTTCCTTTTGCTCTGGCGTTTCAATTGGTCGGAATTTTGTTAGCCCACCAAGGGTAACGACTTCTCCATCTTTATACTCAATTATATAAAGATTTAATTTTCCTGATTTTGTTTTACCGTGGTAGTAGCCAGCGTTCCATCTTCCTTCTGGGTACTGAAACTCACACTCAGCACCAACAGGAGGTAATCCTTCTCCATCCCACCACGAACCATTAGGCGATTCCGAATTGTTCTCCATGCCATAAAACACCTCTTTCTCTTCTGGCGTTTCGGTTTTTAGATGGACGTTGCGGATTACTTCGTGGAAGAACTCAAGCTCACCCTCCTTAGTAATAACCCATTCTCCTTCAATCATTCCATCGCCACCATTAACAACGTAATCAAGTTCAAATGGATTCTTAAGGGAAAATCTATTTATTAACTTATGATTCACAATTGATGCATGAGTGTAGCCACTAACATCAACCAGCACATACTCTTTCTCAGTCGATAACGGCAGCTCAATCGGCTTTGTTGTGTATCCTGTTTCTTTAGTCATCTTGTTGCTCCAACTTGCTATTTGATGTTTAGTTTAATGTCGAAATCTTCGACGCCTTTAAGTATCATCATTGTAATTAGCTTATCCAAACTCTTGAACCACCGAGCTTGTCCGCGAGCTGTGAATAGCGTTATCGGAACCATGCCGACTAGTGTGTATTTAATCTTATACTGCCCAGTCTCGTCATTTCGCTCAATAATGTACTTCTTCTTGTCCGAGTTTTTGAAGAACTCAGCCTCTTGTTGTGATTTAACCTCTTCCATTTTCACCTCTTTGTTTTAAATGAACAATAAGACAATAGCGCATTATCATTGCATTGTAAATATCAAAGCATAAAAATGCCCCACTATGTGAGGCTTTGTTTTATTCTCTGAATCCAACGGGAACGAAGGTTATCATTCCGTCAGGGCTCTCCTTTTAGTTTGCTTGCTATTTCACTTTTCATCATGAAGCTTCTGTTTAAGGCTATACCCTTCAAGCATCCAGATTTTATTTTTTGCGTTATCTCGCGCAATTTTGCGCCCAAGTTCGGGATCGAAGTTCTCCGGCGAAGCGCAAGCGGATTCACCGACAACCGTGAACCCATTGCGAAGAACTAAAACGCAAAATGTTAGGCACGATAGCGCAGTATCGCTAAATTTGGTCGGCATGTCTCCCACGTATACGTCGCCGTTCATCTTGTAAGCGCCTAAGCCTCCCTCCCTTGCTGTAAAGTAGTGCTCTGAGAAAATCACTGATTCAATGTGTTCTGGCGTAATTCTCGGCGCGGTTAGTTTCTTTTCTTTAATTTCTTTCTCGATAGATTTATCGTTCATCTTGGTTTTCCTTTCAGTTAGTTGTAACTATTCAATGCCAATTTCATCAATCGTCTTTGGCATGAGGTTTCTGTCGGTTAGGTTGGTAAGGTCAACTTTACCATCAATAAATGCCTGTCCTACTTTTTTGCCTAGAGATTGCTTAATAAACCAGTCTGGCTGGTCTAGCAGTATCTTTGCAATAGGCGTAGCTGCGTCTAGTTGCTCTGGGTTGAATAACGACAAGTCACGACGGCCACGGTATTTAACTCGGTAAGCTGTGCGCCTGTTTTTATCGCGCTCTGTGAATTCCTCTTTTGCATCTTCTCCTTTCTTTCCCGATAGAACATTCATTTCACCGAACGGCTCTTTTTGCCCCTTGGTCATGTAGCCAATGCGCGTTCTGCAGCGGTAATGATATGGCGGGTATCCAATCGGTGACTTACCTACAGACCAGCCTTTAATTCCATATTTCGAACCAATAGAAAGGCATGTAACCGTCGTTCCAGTGTCAAACGTGATTATCGGGTACTCTCTATCAATCACATCAAGGTTATCATCCCTGAACGCCTCACTTGCTTTTTGCGAGTAGTGAGACAGCCCGGTAATAACCAAGGCCTCTGCCTGGTTTTTTGATGTATTTTGCAGGTATGATTTAACGCGCTTTGTCAGTTGGCTTTTACTCGGAATCTTTCCCTCTTGAAAGCCTCGATACCATTCATTTTGCACTAGCTGGTTAATGCTCTTTGATTGCGAGTCTGTGTAATTATTGACATAGTCCTGCCACAAACCAGCTTGAACTTTATCACCTGAAGGAACATCCATTACTGACTGAGCGATGTAATCAATAACCATATCACGCGCTGGTTTTCTTAACTCATCTACAAGTGGCGCACCTGATGCCGCCAAAGCTGAATAAGCAAACGTCGACTCCTTAACTGCGAACTCTTCCATAATGTCGGTGACTTCACCAAACCCACCAAGCATTTGCTCTGTGATAATCTGGTCGATCGCCTTCTTGAGTTGATTCAATTGAAAGCGAGTTTCTGACATTCCTTTTTCATTTAGATAAGAGTTAATAGCGGACATTACGCCACCAATCATTATCTTATCGACTTGCTCTTGAATAATGCTGTTAGCAAGCTGCTGAATCGTAACTGCTCGCCTTTGTTGCTTTTGTGTGTAATCGGTCATCATTACCACCAAATAGAATAAACCCCGCCATTATATCAGGCAGGGTTTGGTTTGATTACTTTATTAATGGGCGAAAATTACTCTCAAACCAATCTAGCTGAGATAGGTATTGGTGATTCGAGCATTGAGTGGGATCGCTAGCTCCACACATGCAGCAGTCTGGAGCGCTGCGCTTTTTGATAATAAACCCCGCCATTTCGATTACGTAATCAACCACAAGGTAAATAATTACAGAAATGCAAATTAACCATAAGTTAAGTAGGGTAAGTAATAATGCGTCCATGCTAACCTCTCATCTCCTTCAATATCTCACGCAATACGCGCCTTGATTTTACTTTGCCGTTGATTACGATGCGCTCTGCATCACCAACAGACTGTAAGGTGGCCTGGTAGTTACGCCCAACCGCAGAGATTAAGCAAATACCCCCTACCTTTTCATTTTGAATTATCATAACGCCGCCTTTCTCTTCATATCTGCCAGGTTTCTATCAAATCGCTCTATTAGATGATTATTCATCGAAAGCACTTCGCTTTCAGTTAGAGCGCGTTGCTGCATTGTTTCGATAGTGCCAGTTCGTATATATCTACCACCAACAACCTCATCAGTGCCGAAGTCATGCAATATGGCTTTAATCGACAAGTCTGAAATACTATCCAGCTCCGACGTATAGCTCATGCTCATAATGCCGTACACTTCACGCCCATACTGGTCACATGGAACCAACTGGCCATCTTCGTTAACCGCGAGGCTTAAATAAATCTTCGAATCATCCATTGCTAATTCCTTTTAGTTGATTGGCGGTTAGTGGTGAGACTCTTCCATGCTTGACGAACGCGGTACTTCTTCCCCAAGGAAAACCAAAAACTCCCCTTAACTTCCCATTCTCAAACCAAGCTTTTATTAGAATCGAGTTATCAAGATCAACCAGCTGGTCACAAATCATCTGCTTAACCTTCTTGTTGCTCATTCGCTTGCTCATTCAAAACCCTCCCATATAAACACCAGCTATAACAGTAACGAACATTGTTAGTCCGAGCGCGGTTGCGATTAGTTTGTCCATTACTTCACCCACCCTTTGTTGATGTACTTAAAGCTAAAACTTCCGTCAAGCGCGTACTCGACAGATAGCAATTGATGACCACCACAGTCCAAATGAGACCGAAGTGTATTGCGCGTCAATCCAAGCTCATTAGCAAGAGCCGTCTTGTTACCACCTCGAAGCTCATACGCATCCTTTAGTGTACAAACCTCAATAGACTTAAAGTTTATCTGCATTATTGCTTTTCCTCTTTGTTTAAATTAATTCCATTATTGACTTGCAATTAACCAATGTCAAGTTTATATTAATCGCAAGCTAACACTAAATACACACAATAAAATTGATAATGGAGAGTGAAATGAGTAGAGAAATTAAGCTTCGTGGTATCAATACTGCATTTCGTAACGGTATTGAGATTGACAACGTGTGCACCATCGACTGGATGCATGACGAAGTATATTTCGAGAATGGTACAGACGTATCGACAAGTATCGAAGATGCTAAGTTAATGCAATACACCGGATTAAAAGACAAAAACGGCGCTGAGATTTATGAGGGGGATGTTGTTAAGTGTAGGGTTAGAAGTGGCGCAGCTATGACTCGATGCATTGGTGAGGTTAAATTCTCTACTACTTATTGCTCATTTGTTGCAGCAGGAGTTAAGCAGTATTTTGGCAGAAAGCCCAATTTGCATGAGCTGTACATGATAGAAGTAATCGGCAATATTCACCAAAACCCAGAGCTATTGGAGAAATAAAATGACTAACCACATAACTAAACCAGAGCAATCACTATCACCTCAACCAAAAGATGCGCAGTTTTTTGGGCCAGAGACGGAACAGCATTACGCAAGTTGGTATAAAAAAGAAGATGGAGATTGGCTTTCACTTTTGTGCAATGACAAACATGATGTATGGGAAAGGCGGGGGTTAATGCCAGAAAGCAGAATCAACGAACTAGTAAGCCTAAAGGAAACAGCAATGACAAACAAACACCCGCACGCTGAAATGATTAAGGCCAAGGTTGACGATATGGGCTTGGTTGTTTTTGCTAAGTATGACGACAAGTGGATTAAAGTAAATGGGTTTCCTGATTGGTACATGAATGAATACTTCATTTGCCTACCAAAGCACAAAGAAGTAGTGCTGCACGCATTAAACGGTGGAGAAGTGCAATACAAAGGAGATGATTCGTGGGCGGAATGCGTCCCTTACTATGGTGACGATGTGACATGGCATAATAGCTGGTGGTACATGGATGAGAACACCCAAACTCGCATCAAGCCACGCAAGGAAAAGCGCTGGATTGGCGCAAATGGAAACAGTCTAACCACTCAGCACTATGCATCAAGGGATGAGTTGATCGCGTCGATATTGAAGCCTAGCGAATGGAAATGCGTTGAAGTTGAGCTGGAGGTGTGATTGTGAGATTTATAGCTGTTATTCACGGTTGGCACGTTTCAAGCAATGGATTTGATGTGTATGAGCTTGATGCTAGAAATGAAGATGATGCACTAAAGGAAGGGCTAGTATTGATGAATGAGCGCCAATCCAAATTTGATACGTGTGCGTTAAGAATTGTTCCAATCGAAAACAAAGAGGCGTTAGCAGAGAGAAAACTGACGCTTAAGGAAAGGTTAAATGGAAAATTGTCGGCGAGGGTGTAATTGTGGATAAAATTAAAAAGCTTGCAGAAGAAATGGCAATAAAGAAGGTTGTGATAGGAATGAATATTAGCGTATATAAACACAGAATTAAAGACAACCCTTACCGTCACCACAAAAAGAATTGCGTAATATGGCATAATTGTTTTTATGATAAATGTCGTGAAATTGGAAGAAACATATAAAACCAACCCCTCGCTTGAGGGGTTTTCTTATTGGTAGCCGCCGAATTTAATCGGATTTTTGCTAACTTCTGGTTTGTTTTCCATTATCGCCATGTATCTGAAAGCGTCAGCTCCATGGGAGGCCCAGTCGTGAAGTGGTCTGTCACGATAGCATCCTAATTTATCATTCCACTCTTTACGGTATGACTCTAAGCACTTAACGCCATGTTCGCATTTATCCTTATCGAATACGCACCTGTCCAATATCTTCCTGACGTGCTGTATTCCGTCATCAATAGAAAGTCTAGGAACTGTCTGAAACTTAACCTTGTATCTATGCCCGTCAATATCGAAGCCATCAGCGGCTATCTGCTTTCTTGTTCTCCCGCCATTCTCAAAACTTCGGTTGTCTATATCGTGAGGCCCATAATGGCGACCGTAGTCGTAGCCCTTTTTCTTTAACACTCCAAAGTAATGATCTAAGCCCTCACCAGAATTCTCGTAATAGTCGATAAGATGGATTTCATTGTTAATCTTTTGATAGAACCATATTGCAGTTGAGTCACCAACACCCAAGTCCCAAGCCGTATTTACTTTCTCTTTATTATTGAACCCTTCACAAATCCGACCCTCTTTGTAAATCTTAGTGAATTGTCGAGCATAATAAGCGCCTTCGAGCGATTGCTCAAACGCCTCTTTCGGTGTTGATGGATACTCGCGCTTCATATCCTCACCCAGATCTGATTCCTTGGCAGCGTACCAAGCCCTTTGCTTCTCGCTTATCTCAATACCAAGCCTAGATTCAAGTCCATCAAAGTAAGCTGTAAGCTCATCACTAATAGACCTGTTCGGCTCAATCGCATAATCGCCATTCAGATACCAGGGGAAGAAATGGAAATTAAAATCAAGAACAGAAAGAGAGTCACCAAGTTTTTGCCTGCGCTCTGCTTCCTTGCAGTATTCATAAAAGTAACCCTCGCGACCCTCAGCAGTTGATTCGATGGTTATAGTATTGCCAGCGGCTACTGACTCAAACGCACCAGTAACAATCTCTTTCGCCTTTTCTGGGTACTTTTTACATATCTTACCGAATTCGGATACATGAAGAGATTGAAGAGTGCCGCCACGATACGAAACGGACACTTTTATTGATGAGCCGTTATTGAATACGTAGCCGTTATCTTTGTCATTGATTGGCACTGGCAGATCATAGCCAAGCTCAGCAATTAGCTCTCGCTGCTCTTGCGTTATGTTCTGGTAAGCAAACTTAATCTTATTCCTGAATATGTCCTTCGCGTCTTCAAGGTTGTGACATATACAGCCAGCGGCGAAGTCTGGAGTAAATAGACAGTCATCAAGATCGCTTATCATCTTCCACGTGGTAAAGCCTAGCTGACGTGCTTTTAGGATAATATCTCGGCAATGCTGATTTATATAAAAGCTCTCCTGTTCAGCGTTAGCTTTAAACAGAACCTTTTTACCGTTCTTATCTTTGATGTGATAAAGCGTATTCATCCGAAACCATTTGTATGTCATGGCGTCAGCTAACTCATCAAACGTCAGCTCATCAATTCTACCTAGATAGCTCTTTGCTATCTCGTGATTAATCATCGCTTAGAGCCACCAGATAGGCGCACAGATAGAGGCTCATCGGTCTTATGAGTGACAGTTGATTCAACCTTATCTTTCCACGCTTGAATATTCACATGTTTACCTACAAGCTCTAAAGCTTTATTGGCTCCAGAAGAATCAAACTTATACTCTCCTGTTGGCTCTCCACCGACGATTACAGGCTCAGCCTGCATACACCTCTCATGAACCTTTACAGCCTGCTTAAGAACCCAATCAGCGTCAATTTGAAGCCTTTTCTCTCTGTCTGCCTTTAATTCCGCTAATCTATCTTGGATCATAACATTTGATAACAAACGCGATCCTTGCTCCTGTGCGGTCTTTTCGCTGTATCCAGCTCTTGATGCTGCTTTAGTGGCGTTAAGGTCAATAAGATACTCTTTGCAAAACGCCTCCTGCTTGTCTGTTAGTTTCTTACTCATACACATTCATCCAATTAAAACACTAGGTTATTTTACCAGATAATAAAAAAGCGACCAATTGGCCGCTAGTTTTAGTTTTGTTTTATTAGCCGATTTCGCTTTTAAGCATGCTAATCATTCCACCAACAAAGTCATCCCGAGACAGTGAATTTGTGGGCAATGCATCTTTGCAACGAGGCTTATCATGAAGATAGCCTCTACTAATGCGAACGGTAGCTACAGGTGTTAGCGCAAGAATAACGCACGTAAAACAGAATATAATAATAAAGTAAACAGTCACAAATTACTCCTTTCAGAATGAACCTCAAGCTCGTAAACCTTATCTCGACCTAAAATTTCCATTTGCTCATTAACGAGAGTTTTGATTTTGCTTGCCTTGACTGGTTGGTCGAATTTATTAGCGCCATACTCCATATCAGCAAGGTCACGCTCTACTTTTTGAGTGATACAGTCGATAGGGTGTCGAATGCCCCATAGGTACACATCGGTTTCACGCACTTCTACATAGCTACCGCCGGAATAGGCATTTGCATCAGGCTCGAATTTAACGTGAGTTTCGCTTTGTGGTGTTCGCACGATTAGATAGCCATTCTTAACGCGAGTAGTTACCACTCCGTTAACGCTAGTTCCGATAGCTGAACCGTGTTCATTAAGCTCATCAATCGACGCGATAGCCTCGCCGTTAGTCAAGCAAACAGCATAGCCTTTCTCTTTGAATTCAGCCGTAGCCTTTAGCGTGAACTCTTCTTGATGCTGCATGGCAAATACTTGCTCTTGCGCCTTCTCTGCACCAGAAGTTAGCAAACCTTCAATTGTGCTCTTACAGCCAGATAGCGCCAATACTGACACGCAAGATGCGATTAGATATTTCTTCATTGGTTTACTCTCCGTTTATTGATGGTAAATTATACCACACAGAAAATAAAAAGCCCCAACACAAGGCCAGGGCTAGTTCGCTCAATGTCTATTTCATTCACACTGTTAATGGGAATCATCGAGCGAGTTGATATTATACACCACACATAAAAAAAGACCACCAAATTAGGCGGTCTTTAACTTGAAGGAAAAGCAACTTCTAACAACAAGGTAGTAAAATTAAAGATACATAAATACAGCGATGGAGAGATTTAAACTTAACCCATAACTTACTTTATTGCAAGTTTTGATTTGCCCTCTTGCTTATATTCTCTTTCAACCACGATTCGATTCTATTTACGTCAGACAGAGCTATGTTTAGCCTCCCATGGCTTGCAATGCCATCACCAGAGGATTGTACGCCTAAAGCTGCGATTGCTTTTCTAATGCTTTTCTCGCCATAACCAACGCGCTCTTGAATATCACACATTGAGTATAGCGGCTCACGCTTAATGTTTGCCTTCCTGTGCACGTAAAAAGTCATTGCTGATCACTCCAGTAGTTGTTCATCATCGCCTCTTTTGATGCAGCGTGATAACCAATCATAGGAACACTAACAAGAAGCTCGTTTGATGCGCTGTGAACATCTAGCGTATAAGCCTCTCTCATTACATCCGACGCAATGAGATAGTCATAGGCACTGCTGGGTGTGAACACTAAGTTGTTATCGTTGCAGCTCAAATCAAACATCACAGTTTCATCGTTAAACTTAAGTAGATTTTTGGTTTTAATGTCAGGGTTAACCATGCAGATCAAGTCGTCATTATTGATAATCATACCTGAGTTAATCAGCTTGATGCTATCTCCATAATAAACGCCAACACTTTCACCGCTATCTATGATTTCTACCTGCCATTGATTAACCTCATTGGCCGATGCTTTACTTATCCCTATCGCCATCAACACAAACGCCAGAGCGGAATAAAACATGCACCCAAACGTTAGTATTTTTACTATGCTGAATTTCTTCATTTTATTTAACTCCATTTCCATATTTAACCTCGCGCGTGTAAACGCAAGCCATATCAAATCGATTTGGGTAGTTTTTAAACCAATCGTGCAAAGTGCGCTCTGGAACTTGCGACACCTTGATAACCTGAGCCAAGCTACGACAGCCTAGCTCTTTTGCTCTTTGTGACGGGGTCATTTATGAAATTCTCCGTGACAGTTCATTCTCTGCATTTCTTCGCGTTGTAGCTCGGTAATTTTCGCTTTCAATAATTCTCTCAAGCTCGCCATTGCTCATAAATAAAAGCCTGAATACCGATGTAAACCAATTTCCTTTAATGTGATTACCCATCAAAAATATCTCCCAGTCCACTCTCTGTAAACATCAAGAAAGTAATTGCTTCCATCATTGCATTTCTTGATTATCCAATACGTTTTCATAAGTAAAATTACTGCCGACAATGCTTTGAGTGACAAAACGCAAGACGCTGCAATAATTACCGATACGCTTAGTTTAATTTCATTATTTGACGATAATAAAGAAAAGACAATCGCCCATAACAAAGCAAGGTAAACGAAAACCTGAACCCTCCAGTGCTCAAGGAGGATTTCAAGGTATAAGTTTAAAAATCTATTAGTCATTAAGCACGCTCCGCAACAAAATGTTCAACAGCCAATAATCCTCTCACTTTTTTGAATCCAGGAAGGAAAGTTCCGTCTTCAAGCACTGCATACAAGGTGCCATCAGTTAGGCAGTAATCATCTTCACCGAATGAAAAATTAACTGTGTCATCTGAAGTGATTTTGCCGTTGAACTTCTCAGACACTTGCTTAATTAATTTTTTCATTTTAAATCCCTATATCTCGTTGGTATGGATTAAATATACTACGACAATCGCAGATATTCAAGCATAAAAAAGGCAGTATTTACACTGCCAGTTTCATTTTGTGACGATCGTCAACAAATCTGAATGTAGAACTCATCACCGAGCTTATCGTACATCCACTTGAGCGTATTGACTGAGTTAGTCACATCTGGAATGCCGTCTTTGTCGATATCCTTGTGACTGTCGCCAACTAAGATGCAGCCGCGAATCTGGCGAGTGAAGTTACCAGAATGAATGCGAACGTAAGTACGTCCAAACACATCAACAACTTCATAACACCAACCCAAGTTAGGCGACTTTATCCATCTACACAGATAAATACCTTCTGGAATACATGAAATGTTATTGTCGTTATCGAAGTCTGGAAGTTCCAGCGTGTGAAGAACTCGCTCGTCAAACTCGATGAAACCGTATGTCGCGCACTTTAGGTAAGAGCGGATTAATTTAACTTTTGGTAGGTTCATTTTTACTCCTTATCCATGTATTGAAGATTAAACCCGTTGGCATTGTAGAACGCCTGAACCGAGTCTCTGAAGTTATTGTGCTGCCTTGTCGAGAATTTTCTTGTTATCTCGATAGCATCAATAATCTTTAGCTGCTGGTCATCGGTTCTTTGGTAAAACCTAAACTGCTTCAACATCCAGTCAACTAACGGTCCATGCTCAGTGTCAGAGAGGATTATGGGAAGGCCATGATCGCGTTTCATTCTTGCGTATGCTGTCTTTACGTCCTCGCCCTGACTTTCTGCAATCTGCTTAGCCCAAACCCATACTTGAGAGTTAGCGGACAGTGAGCGCCTGTCCGTTATCTTCCAGTTTATATTTGAAGTGCTGTGGTCAAAATGGTCATGAACCTTGCTAACAAAAGCCTGTAAGTCTTCTACGATAGTGTTAGCTCTAATTAATCCCTCTTCAGCCATGGCAATACCTTAACCTTGGTTTCCCTTGGCTTGGAATTAATCTAACATGACTTTGGTTTGACATATTCCAAGCTAAACTTTCTCCCTTCCTCACGCACAGCGAGTGATTTCCCGTTCTGCCTTTTGAGATTTTAATGTATTGATTCCCATTTCTTGAAAGCTCAAACCAAAACCAAATAGGAACATCTTTAACTGTAAATGCCATATTAGATACCTAGTTACTCTCACCCTTAATCCTTGCCATCAACTTACTAGCATCTTCACGCGACTTTTTAGCTCACTTGGCATTGCGTTAATGTCTAGTACCTTTTCTAGTGCTTCGTATAGCTCATCACATCGTGTTGCTTTTTGAGTTATTATGGCAGCTAGTCGTTCAATCTCACCATCCTTGGCTTTAAATTGCCTTTCAGCCATTTCGACATAGCGCGTAATTAGTTTGCTATCAGTGTCAGCGATATGTCGCCATGACTTGCTCATAAGCTTTACTGCGCTTTCTCTGTCGGATTTTATGGCGGTTAGGCGCTCTAACTCCAAAGATTCTGTTCGTTTATTCCATAGTTCAATGCATTTAATTTTGCACTTTTGCACTTTGCAAGTTGTAGACGTTTCATTAGTGTCCACTCTCACTTCCGCTTCACATGTTGGGCATCCGCACACAAAAGAACCAGCAAGTCTAATTATCACTGGCTCTTCATCCCCACAAAACGGGCAAGGCTTTAATTCACTCATTTCTATTTCCCCCTAATACTTCTTCTGACCAGTCTCACCTTGACGATTCTCTCGCTGGTGGTCTGGACGCGTTCGGTTAAACTCGACTTTCTCTAAGACAATCTTCTCCCAGTCGTAACCCATATCGCCAATCATTCGGATTGCAACGATAACGGCGGCGCGAAGTGACACTTTGTAGATAAAGTCATCGTTCTGGATTTCTTTCATGTTCCAGGCTTGAGTTATCAGCCATGAGCACAGAGCAAGGTTGAACTGAAAATCACCTTCTCGGTATTTTTCGTTAACGTTTACGATTAGCGGGTAAAACTCATTCCCAACACTGCCGAGATAATCCATTGTGCGTATAACGAAGTCTCCAAGCTCTACGACCGACATAGGGTAATGCTTTAGCTTGTCATCCATTAGGCTCTTTCTATCACCCTCAAGCCCCTCTGATAGCTCAGAAATACCAAGGTTAGTGATAGTTGAAAAATCTCTAGGCTCATCCCACCAGCCTACTGATTTGTTTTGTTCGTGAATTTTGTTTTGTAGTTGTACTAGGTTCATTTTATTTTCCTTTTTGGCATTAATATTCATCATCAACTATTCCCTGGCTAATTGTTGGCTTATGCCCTTCCACGAAATAGCCATTCTTCAGATTTAAATATGCGGTTCCAGTGTCTCCGTGTCTATTTAGTCTTACTATAACCTCAGTAAGTCCTTTTTCTTCTTGAATTACATTGTCATCATAGACTGCATGTCGATACAAACCGATCCATAAATCACAATCTTGCTCAATTTGACCGGTATCTCTTGAATCGCTAGGCATCGGCCTTTTGTTTGGTCTCGATTCAAGAGAGCGGTTTAGCTGCGTTAGAAGCAAAACAACACAATTAAGCTCTTTTGCCAGATTCTTTAGAGCCTTGGTTATTTTCCCGTAAGCTAAGTCATTTCTGTCTGCCTTTTCCGCTTCCATTAGGGTTAGGTAATCTACAGCTATAAGCCCAACATCATCAATCTTTGATAGTTTTCTTGATTCTCTCTGTATATGCTGAATAGTGATTGCTGGAGTGTCATCCATGTAAAGTTTAGAGTTAACATATTCACCCATTGCCGCTGACACCCTTGCAAAGTCAGAGTCATTATCTGAACCTTGGTAAAAAATATTCCCATTAACATTAGCCCTTTCACAAAGCATTCTTTCCATGATTTGGTCACTTGGCATCTCAAGAGAAAATACTGCGGTTGCCTTTTTGTGCTCTAAAGCAAACTGTTTAGTCAGACTACCAAGTAGTGCTGTTTTACCCATCTTCGGCCTAGCACCAACGACAACTAATGAACCCTTTCTTATTAGTTTTGGGTTTAGTATTTTGTCTAGGTCTTTGATTCCTGTTGAATATCCAGATTGAGCCTCTGGGTTTTCAAATCTATCTTCAAGCTCCTTTGACCATCTATCACAAATATCAGATGCATGGACAAGACCAGAAGTATCGTTCTTTATTGACCTATCAAGAACTGCACTTATCATACTCTCAAGGTCTCCAACCTTTTCATAAACAGTTCTTCCGTCATTTTCATTAACCATAGCTATTGCGTCGTTAAGCTTTGCATTAATAACTCTTGATATTGCGGATTCCCTAACAATCTTTGCATGCGCCACGTAATTACTAACATTGGCTACCTTGCACAAATCCATTAAATAAGCAAAGCCACCAACATCATCAGAAATACCAGCTCTACTAAGAGCGGCGTCAACAGAAATGGCATCAACATGCTCACCATTGTGGTGCATTTTTTTTAGTTGATTAAATATTAACTGATGGTGTCTCGCGTAAAATGAATTTGACTTAAGAATGCTAAACACTCTTTGACAAGAATCAGCAGTAAGATCGCCAACCAACATTAGCCCGCCAAGTACGGACTGCTCAGACTCATAGTGATTCTTTTGTTCTTCAATCATGATGTGACCGTATTTTTAATTTTATCGTAAGTAGAAAACCTAACAGCAAACTCTAAATCCGCTGCCCAGCTACCGTCCCCAATTTCTCTGTGGTGATCTGTCATCCAACCACCAAAGCCTTTTAGTAGGTATGACTCAAGCCAATCATTGAGCTCCTTAGGTTTTTTAGGCTCTTTTACGGAGCTGCAATATTCTTTATAAGTCCTTCCAAGAGATTTTTCTGCTGCCTGAGTGAGCCCTTTGTGCTGTTTGCAACCTAAAGAATTCCATATCGGTATGATGCGCTCAGCATCGAATAAATCTTTTATCTTTACATTCTTTACATTCTTTACATTCTTTACATTCTTACGGTGTTGCGACTCGCTTGTGATTTCATTGTTACCAGCTTGCGACTCGCTTGTTTTTTGACTGCTGTCGTCTTGGTATTTATCAAAGCAAGTTATTGTAATTAATGAGTATTTGCTTGTTATTTGCCTGTTAATCATTCCGTCGCTTTCTAGCTCTGAAAGTATGCGGCGTAGCTTTGATATTGATACTCCTGACTTTTCGCTGAAAGCGTTTAGGCCAAACACCACTTGACCCCTTCCAATCGTAACTAGCGATCCGTTAAATCGTTTCTTTGTTTCCTTGTGGTTAGCCTCAGATAAAAGCCTAACCCAGACAGCTAGAGATTCAGGCTCTGATGCAACCCAATTATCAAGAATGCTTCTATGTAGCTTTATCCAGCCGTGTAACATATAATTTCCTTGGTATAAGATTAAACTGCCTCGTTGGCCGCGAGGCTTTTTTTATCCTAGAACTTGAAAGTGGTGAATACCTACAGAGTTAAGTGCTCGTTTAACCGCATCGAGAGTTTTAAACCCCCTCTTTTCCTGCCTTTGGCTAGAAATAAAAATACCACCTTTACCGTCAATGTCTGCCGATATAAAGAAGCTGCGATAGGTGCTTGAATAAACAGCAATAACATTGAACTCAATGCTAATTCCTTTTTTTGCTGCATCATGCAAAGAGCTCTCTCGCCACTCTGCCATTTTGTTTAGCATCATTATGAATGTCTCCTTTATTTGTTTGATTATCATTATATATTAAAGTGATTTTATTTCAACATAAAAAAGACGCAAATTAATGCGCCAGTTTCTATTTCGTTAATTAAAACTCAATCCTATATCCAAACGCAATTGCGTTGTCAGCTAGAGCTGCGGTTGGCTTATGACCTTTCATGTACTCATAGCTCACGTATGGCGTTACGAAGGCTGTTACGCCTTCCTTTGTCCATTTGTATTCATAGCCAGTAATACCACCAGCTAAAGCGCCTACGGATAACTTTTCAGTCAACTCTAGCTCAACCCCATACCCTAGTAGACATGAGGTTTTATCAAATGAGTTTCTGTAGCAACCTGCATAAACCTGCTCGTAACCGATAATAATGCCCGGGTTAGTCTCGTTGTAGTCGTAGCTGTTATCCAAGTGAATGGATGTCATTATTAAAAATGTCTCAATCATTGCTGTATCTCCTTGTTATCGAAAAACGCTTTCAATCAGTGGGTTTAGTTTTGGGTATTCAAAAGGTCGCTTTCTGCCTTTGCCGTTTGCACTAATGAATGACATTGAATCCTTAGTAAAACCAATCATGCGATAGTTTGCTGACTCTCCGGCGTTGCAGTTGGCCTTGTTTTCAATATCAAAGCCTTTCTTTCTGAGGTAGGCGATCATGGCAATCACCTGCTTTTTTCCTTTGTCCATTTTCGACATGATGACGCCGATTTTAAGTGAGCTGTTGCGGTGCTTAAACAGCCAGCTAGCAAGCTCTTTGTATTGCTCTGAGTTGATAGCGTCTGCGCGAAGTTTAAACTCTCGTTTGGCTTGCTCTTCTGAAATTACTTCTCCATTTAAATGCATTTTTATTCTCCTACAATGGCGAAACAATAACGCCAGTTAAAATTACATCATCACCTTTAACCTCCCACCCGGTTACTTTTCGCTTTTGGGATTGATTAACCCAGTAGTAGCCGAACTTCTCTATGCTAGTCCTGATTCGTCGTAGCTCTGGTGATTTCTTGTTGATAACGTGTTTAAATTCTGTGTTTTTCACAATTACTCCTGATAGATTGATATTGCGATTTGCAGCTCTTTCTTGAAGTCTTTGCAGCTACACTCTTTGCACTTGCGGCACTTCTTGCGCTGCTGGTGGAACATTTGGCGGCGCTGGTTCTTTGCTTTTGTTGTTGGTGATAGTTTCATTGTTAAATCTTCCGTCCAATTTTTGTTATATTTCCAACTAGCCGCCCGCGCTCTTGTTTTAGTAGTCCGATCTTGCTCTTTGCTTCATACGCCCCAATGCAGTTTTTACATCCGTACATATGAATAGCCTCATCAAAATCAAACCCATTAACACCACCGCTAACCTTAACCTCCAAATAACAAGCCTTTAGGCAATTTGTTAACTGAAATTCACCGGACTCAATCCTTTTCATCCAGTCCTCTTGAAAATCATCATCTTCAGAGCCGTGGCATTTTTCAAGGTTAGTCTCTCGTTGTGATTTCAATTGCGATATCTCGTCGCTAATTTCAGAAATTCGTTTTGCTATCTTTTCTAAGCTGTTCATACCAACCCTTCGCTATACAGTTTTTCGTTAATCCAAACCTCACCAGCGTTAGTGAACATTGCTTGTGAGTATCCAAGGTCAGTTTGCTTCATTTCACCAAGACCTTTATCGATAAACCATTGCTGAAACACTCGTCCACGCTTAACTGCTTTGTTATACACCTTTAGCTCATCAAGTATCTTGTTAAGCCAAACCGCAGATTTTTTATGCTTCTGAGCCACTTGTGAGGCGTTCATTAAAGCAGATCTATCAACCAAGTTATCCACAAAGGCGACTTTTGGCGCTGCTAGTTCAAGCTGCTTGGCTTGGTCTGCTGCTAGCTGTAGCGCCTCAGCGTAGGTTTGTGGTATTTGCGGAGCTTGGTTTTTTTCAAGCTCTTGCCATCTATCAACAAGCGCGGCTGTGAACTCTGGTGATAATTGAGCAACGATGATGTAACTATCACGCTGGCAAACAAAATACTCGTAGTATGTCTGCTTATTTTGTTCATGGGTGTACGGCACTGCCGTGTACTCAGAAATCACATCTTTTGCCATCAACCTTTGAATTGATGTGCAAACATCTGAGTGACGAGAGTTAACCACTTTCGCAATCTCGCGACTGCTCATTGTTAACGGTTGGTTATTCGTTGCTAGCAGGTTCATATCCATTCTCCTCGTTTAACTCATCCGCTCGCTCTTGCGCTTCGGCTAAGTAGTTAAATCCTTTTTCTATTAACTCGCCAAGGTGAAGAACCACTGGCTTTCCGTTTACGATTTCCGCTTCAAACACCGGGTTTCTCCATCAAATTGAACATTTCCATAGCCTGTTGTTTTGTCATGTAGTTAGGTCCATCATCTCCAGTGCAAATTACCATTAGATCGTCATTCAACATAAATGCGCCAATATCTTCAGAATAACCACTTTGACCGGTAAGAGTTGTCTCTAGTGAATTGTTTAAATCATTTTTTCTTACCTTAATTTTATCTTCATAAATCATCGATTTATCTCCTGCTCTTTCGATGCGTTTATTATCTAGCTATTTATTGACTAAAGATAATCGTTTGTGCCTATTAATAATTAACAATTGATAGGAAATAAAAAAGAGCGCCAAAGCGCCCTAATACATGTTACGTCTGTTTGTGAGTATCCCGTTTATACATCCGACCTCGTGAAGTAAGTCGGTTTTCGTAAATCCGAGTCCAGCTATCTTTTGATGCCACTTTTCGGTTACAGACTTCTTGCCGGATATGTCGTTTTTCTCACATTGCTTTAGCTCTTTATTGCACTGTCTTGCGACTGCGTTCAGAGCGTTGTATGCATCATCACTGAACATGACCCCAAGCCCTTCCTGATTTTATACTTCTGATTAGGTCTGTAGTGCAATCAAACTTGCTTGCAATAACCTTTGTCTTAAACCCCTCTGCAATAAGCTGTCTGATAATAGGAATGTCGGACTCCTCAAGAATTTGGTTCCAGTTTGGTTTTCCTTCTGGCCTGAAGCTAATTCCGTTTGATGTGCATATGTATGAAACCTGTCCTCTAGTTAGACCTAGAAGCTTTCCAGCCTCCTTCATTGTGTGCGTGTGCTTTAGTTGGTTTAGTTGTTCTGATAGCTTTATGTGATCGAATTTTTTAGTTCCCATTGCTTTTCTCCATTTCTTTGCACCTCAATTTGTACTTTGAGATTATTTCCTTTATATCGTCAATTGTGTACTTCTTTGGTTTATGCGGACCTTCTATCCATTCAACTTTAGACTCGCCAATCTTTCTAATTAGTGATGGCCTGTAATGCTCGATGTTTCCTGATTTGTATGAATTACAATGCTCACACTGAAGGTGGCAGTTTAATTCTTCAAACCTAAGCTCAGGACAGCTCCCTACGCTTCGATAATGTCCTGCATTCATCTTTGCGCCTGTATTCCTTCCGCAGCTAATACATGGCTCTCCCGCATCCCTCAAGCGAATGAATTTATTAAACCATCGCTGAGCATCTGCAAGCCATTGAGATCGAGACTTTAGTTTATCCTTGCGTTCTTTTAGCTCTTTGCGTTCAGACTTAGCTTTGATTTCCCGACCTTTTTCTGCTAGCTTCTTCGCGTTCTTTGATGCGTATTCGATTAAGTGTTCGTTAGTGCAGAAGAATTGCGGCCCACGAATTAGACCGCTATCGGCAGGAAAGAACTTTTTGCATTGAGCGCACTTTCTTCTACTGTTCGACAACTTTAACCTCCAAAGTTAAATGCTTCTTGTGGTTTTTTCGTCCTAGGTCTTGACTTTGCTTTTGGTGGCTTGTAATTAAATGACAAGCTTCTTTCTAACGCTCTAAGTGCTGCGTAATCGCAAGCGTCTTTAAAAGGGTCGCGACTGTTACTAATTTGCTTCTGGTAATAATTCCAACCTTGCATAGCGCACCACTCAGCATTGTTTTCATCAAGACCTAAAGAAACCAAATGCTGCACAATGTTTTTTATGATAAATTATTTCATTGATCTTCCTCCCAATCTGCGTTTATTTCCCAAGCTCCGCAATCTTCGAATATCTTATAAGCCAAATCCTCTGGCACATCATCTTTCATGTTTGCGATCCACGCCGCGGTAACGAAGTTGTCAGCGCGGTTACTTTTTCTAAACTCTTCGATCATGTTCCAGTGAATATCAGCTGCTAGTTGTGATATATCGTCATGCTTGCAAGGCGTGTCGATGTCGATAGTCTGGCATTCAAGGCGATTCTTTCCGTTTTTCTCTCTTGCCAAAATGTAGCAGTGAATTCTCCAGTTAACCTCAAGTCGCTTTAGCACGTCAGCAAATCCTTGAGTCATTGCGCACTTTTGCGCGCTGGCATTGTATGGCGTCACAAACTTCATGGTTTGCGGCTCCCAAGTCAGATAAAAATGCTTGAGCTGCTTTCTTGCTTTTTCCTGCTGGATTCGGATAAGCTGAGCGCGCTTTTTCTTTGGGATCGACATCGGTATGCGTTCGGATGTAATTAAGTTTGGCCTTTTCACTTCTTGCTCTCCAGTACCTTAATTAGACATATTACGATTGCGCGTAATGGATTTTTGTCGCTAGCAACATAATGCGTTTGAGTTGCAAACATTCCACCGCCAGACGAGTAACCACAATCCCACAACCCATTGCACTCTTGGTGATAAATTTTGTGTTCAACCGCTAATGGCATTGTTTGATTCCAATCTGACGTAAAAACATATTGTTCCCATGGCTCTCCATCCTTTAAGCACCAAACTGTATCGGGGTATCTTTCCCTATAATTATTGTATCTTTCTAGTGGAGTTACATTATCAAATGAGAAATTAAAAGGCGCATCATCAACATCGGCAACTTTCATTCCAATCAATTCTGCCAATCGCGCATTTAGCATATAATTTGTTGCTATTTCGTAATTCATTGCTTTTCCATCTCCATTTTCTCTTTGATAATCTGCTTTTGCGCTTCAACTTCTTTCTCTATTAAGTCTAAAGCGCATAGCTTGTATTCTGGATCGCCGCTATCTAGCATTGATAGTGCAAACCCTATTTGCTCTAGGAATTTCTTTTCGTTAATCATATTTTAACCCTTGCTTAGTCAAGCTTGTCACCTCGGCTATAGAACTTCTCCATAATCTCTTCTTGACTCATTCCGTCAATCTCTCTTCTAGTCTTTGCTGGAAGGTTTTTGATTGCTCTCTTTTCTATCTCATCAATCTTATCCATTACATCTTTTTCAGTTAATGGAGGAAGGATATTAAAACGCTTTGCAACTATACCGAGCGCTATCTCTGAGTCACTCTTGCTCATATTCTTTATCCTCAACAAAAGTTAATTGGTCGTAAGTTACGTAACCATCTGTAACTTTGATGTTTGTAACCTTGTTTGACTTTGAAAGCGTTTGGATAATTTCCTTCATGTGATTATCGTCTCTGTATCTTAGTTTTAATGGCTGTGGCTTTTGCTTGATCATATTCACCCCTTAGTTGTGATTAATTGTTGTATAAAGATAGGGGTATGTCAACCAAAAAATAATCCAAAAAAATGGTTGATTTATTTCTCATTAGGTATTAAATTTAACTCATCGAAAGCGAAGGAGGTTTTATGGCAACAATACGTTTTCCAATTTCTGAAGATACAAACAAAAAGCTTATGTCTATAAAAGGCGGAAAGCTAAAGCAGAACTACGCCGAAGAGTTATTTAAGAAAGCGGTAGATTCTGAATATAAAAAGAAAAACAAAAAGTAACGGGGTTAGTAATGAGTGTTCCAGTAATGGTTATTGGTGACAGTGGCACTGGCAAAACCAGATCCCTAAAAAACCTAAATGCAAGTGATTGCTTTCTTGTTCAGCCAAAAGCAAAGCCATTGCCTTTTAAGTCTAGCGACTGGTCGAAGTGGGATAATGAGTCAAAGACTGGCTCAATAGTTCGCACCGATGATTACAACGCAATTAAGAAGGTGATAGGAGCTGCCAGTAAGGTTGGTAAAAAATACGTAGTGATCGACGATGCTCAGTACATCATGCTTAATGAAGAACTACGCCGCTCTAACGAGACTGGATTCAAGAAGTTCACGGACATGGCAAAGTCATTTATTGATCTCGTTGACTTTGCTGCAAGCCTTGAGTGCGGAACGATTATTTACTTTATGTTCCATACAGAAACAAATGAGCAAGGGGAAATTAAAGCGAAAACAACGGGTAAAATGATTCGTGAGAAGGTTGTACTTGAGGGATTGTTTAGTATCGTTTTGCGATGCCATTGTCAGGACGGACACCACTATTTCACAACAAAGTGCAGCGGTATGGACTGCGTAAAAACTCCAGAAGACATGTTCGAATCTGAAAAGATTGAGAACGATTTAAACTTAGTAAACCAAGCAATTATTGATTATGGATGGGTATAAAATGAACAACTTTATGACTTTTGACAAGGAAGCAGCTCAGAAAGCTGGTGGTGGTGATTTCGTTAGTGAGTCAGGCTGTTATGTTGGAGAGATTCAAGCTAAGGCGATTACGGCTGGCTCTGGATCGAAAGGTGTTGAGTTTTCAATGAAAACCAATGAAGGCCTGCAAGCTAACTACATCAATATTTACTTTGAAAAATCCAATGGTGATCGTATCAATGGCGGTTACAACCATCTTCAATCAATTATGGGTCTTTTGCAGATTGGTCAACTAGCAATGCCTGTTGACGATGGACAGGGAAATTTCTGGATTAAAGAATTTTGCGGGAAGCAAGTAGGGCTTGCACTACAGAAGCGACTTTACACAAAGAATGATGGTTCTGACGGTTATGACTTCCAACTTCGCGCAATCTTTGATGGTCAAACATTACAGACTTACAAAGAGAAAACCAATGGCGATCCGGCAAAAAAAATCCCAATGCTCGATGAAACCATGAAAGATATTGATGAGCGCAATCAGGGCGGTGCACAGGGCGATTACAGCTCACAACCATCTGTCGACAACTTCGATTTTTAACCAACCAAACGGGCGGCTTATGTCGCCCACTAACAAGGAATGAAGATATGAGCAACGAACTAGTAGTAATTGAGAAAGAAAACGCACTTGCAGTTTTATCTGATAAAAGCGGAGTTGAAAGGCTAATTGAGGATGTGCGAGAGCGTGTTATGTCTCTTGATGGAGGTAATCTTGATACTGTATCAGGTCGCAAAAAGATTCGCTCCAACGCTTTCAAGGCAACCAAGGCAAAAACAGCTATCAATGAAGAATACATTAAACCACTTATTGCAAGTGTCACCGCTGAAATCCAGCCTCAACTAGACACGATTCAGGCACTAAAGGATAACAAGAAAATCCTCGATTCAGGCTTGGATGGAATCCGCAAAGATGTCAATGCAGAGGTTGACGCAATTGACAATGAAATCAAGCGTATCGAGGAGGAAAAGCGACTAGCAGAAGAGGCCGAAAAGCTACGCCAGCAAGTCGAATCGGATCACGAAATTGCTTTACTGCTCAATGAGAAGTATGACCGTGAACTAGAAGAAAAGCGCAAAGCCGAAGAAGACGCAGAGCGCCAACGCAAAGAAGCGGAAGAAAAAGCAAGAATTGAGCGTGAAAAGCAAATCGCTGAACAAGCTAGACTTCAAGCCGAAAAAGAAGCTAAGGAACGAGAGGAGCGCTTAGAGCGTGAACGTCAAGAAGCCATTCAGCGAGAAGAGCAAGCCAAGCGTGATGCCATTGCAGCAGAGGAGCGACGCAAGGCTCAGGAAGAAGAAAACGAACGTCAGCGCAAACTTGCAGAAGAGAAGGCGAAGCGCGATGCGGAAGAGGCAGCAGAGAGAGCGAGACAGGCAGAAATTCAACGCCAGAAAGATGAACAAGATCGCCAGCGAAAAGAGCAGGAAGCGCGCGAGGCGAATAAGCGACATATTGGTGAGATTCGCAAAGCTGCTAAAGAGTCGCTAATGGCCTTAGGACTTAGTGAAGATAAAGCAAAAGATGTCGTCATGGCAATCCATAACTGCGAGATTGCTAACGTTAAGATTAACTATTAAAAAAAAGGGGCATTGCGCCCCTTATCGTTTCAACTCTTCAATGTCACTCTCAGCGCGTGATAGTCTCACTTCCATCTTGCCAACGTCTAAGCTGATTGTGTTAACAGTGTTGTTAAGTTTGACCATTGTTTCATCTAGCTTATCCATGCTGTTAACTAATTGCGCCTGAACTTGGCTTGACTGCCCTTGAGCGAACACGTACCCAATAGTTGGGATTAAAGCGAAACTTGCGATTGATAGCGCAATTGCACCTTTACTCACTTCCATTATCAGCAACCTTAGCAGTTACCTTTTTAACTGCCTGTGCGTCATCCGAATTTACGTCGTTATCATCACGACCTTCTAGCGTGTCGACAGCTAAGTCAATTAGCTCTTTAATAGCAAAACTGCCAAGCTTGTATAAAGCCGCCGCAAGTGTGGGATCTAAACTCATGTAACACCTTCTCAAATATAAAACATTAAGCCCAAAGTTATTGTATCAGCAAGAAAGCAAACTAATCCACTTTGAAGATATGCATTAGTTCGCGCAATCTATATTTGTTCGATGTTAACGCGCTAGCTTTAGCTTTATTTATATATTTCATACAGGTCATTAGGGCTGAATCTCCAACCAGAATCCTTTCCTGTTATTGCGTTAAAACACCACTCACTGCAAAACTGCCTTTCTTTTGATTGGTAAAATGGAATGGTCGAAGATATCGCACCAAACAAATCATATTTCTGACTCTTGGTTTTTTGATAGTAAGCCTCTACGGTATCGGCTTTTATATCAAGCTTGACCAATTGCCATTTGCTTGATGGCAGCTTCATGCGCTTAATACGAACGCCACCATCACGATTGGATGACGAGTAACAGTCATAGTAACCAGCACCAACGTCAATGACTAGCTCTGAGTGAGAGAACTGGCCTTTAGTTGAGGTGCGTATTAGCCAATCAAAAAAGCGATAAATCGATCCTTTTACTCCGCCATTCTTTTTTCTGCCTTTATATAGCGCCAAGTAAACGTTACTCATACATTTCACCTAAAGCTTTAATATTAGATTGAATCTCTTGAGAAAGGGCTTGCACTTCTTCTACCGTTTCACAGTCCAACAACAGACGCTTGCGCATACGTTGCTCTCTCAGTTGCAATTGAAGTGCGCGCAATGAATCTGCCTGAGCAAGTATAATGTCCGTAGCTTGTTGATTGCTGATACCTTCCGGCTCTGCATAGGATGCAACGTAAGCGCCACATTCACCTTGATAGCCAGCTTCTTTGAATGCTTTCGCTTGAGCTTCCGCAATTTCATATTCTTCTGCGAATCTACTCCATTTGCTTGCTACGGATGACGATAAGTCATCAATGTGATTTGATTCATTAGAGATCGCATCCGACAAAAGGCGCCGTTCGCTTTCTGGTGACAATTCCCAATCATCTAGTTCATCGCTAAACGTATGGTATTTCGATGGTGCTGTTTTTAGCGTCCAACCTTGTTTGATATCACCGAGTTCATTAACGACTTCTGACTTTGATTGGTCAAGCTTGTTGTAAATTGTCTCACCACGAAAGTCTGGGATGTATTCCGTTGATTGCGGACGACCATACTCGTCAAAATCGCAAACTAAAACAGCCTTTCCATGTTCAGGTTTCAATGGTTCCGTAAGCAAAGCTGCAATTGGAAGCTCATCCATTTCTGATTGTCTGATTAGCTTTTTAGGTTGATGATCGACTTCTAGTGTTGTCTTGTCATAAACGTAGTAATTAGTAATCATAGCGCGTAACCCTTCCATTCTATATAACCTTTAGGCATTGCTTCGCTACCACCCTCAGTCGTAGTAGTAACTGTTGATGTTCCAGTTGGACCTGTAGAAGCATTGTTACCCGCACCGGTAGAATTTTCTGGCGCTGAACCAAAGCCCCAAGAATGTGAATGTTGTTTATTTTGATCTTCATGCGTTTCGCCAGCTATCCATGTTGTACCATCTGCAGCGCGAGTAAATCGGCCTTGACGATCAGGAATGTTCAACAGGTTTGGATTACCACCATCTATCCATTGTGGTTTTGCCGCCGCTAAAGTGTGGTAAGTCAGGGCTGATACCTGTTGACCAGCACCTACCATCATAATCTCTGGAAGGTTGTCATCATCCCAAGCCATGGTTTCACCCGCGATTTTCGTGGTGTATGGCTTCCAATAATATGGCTTAGTGGTGTCTGACCAACCTGGTCGACGGTTTGCTGTATTTAGAGGATCTCTACCAGATAATGATTCAACGTTTGAGTACCACTCGTACTCCTCAATCTCTCCAGATGAGTTAACAATCTTTGCTCTATCTTTGTAAGAAAAAACCTTATCATCTGAATAAAAACCATAGACATCATAAACAACTGATGCCGGGCTGAGATCTAGAACTCTACCTTTTGACTCAGTAACAAAAAACCACCAAACTTTAGAAATCCCAAGCGTTGAGAAAATAGCACTGGTCAATTCAACCTTTAAAGTTACCGAATCGACCTTTGTTATATTTACTCCGCTTGTTGAATTGGTAATAAAATGGCCATTTCCAGTTTCATCAACAACATAAACAGGTACTTTTGATTCATCAATTAGAGCAAGTTGCTCACTTGTGTAAGTGAAAGTCTTGTATACACCAACAGTAAAAGCAATACCATTATCGCTACTTGTAATAGAGCCGCCGCTTGCGAAGTTATCAAGAGACCATTCATCACCATCATTGTATGTGGTTCCTAGTGTATCTGGATAGCCATTAGGAGACGGAAGTCTTGATTGGTGTTTTGGGTCAAAAAAACCATTCCATGAGTTATTTATAGGGGTTGCAAAAATTCGCTCATCAATCTGAGATTGATCTACAACTCTCCTCCAGTTAATTCCGTCATCATTTGGGTCTAAAGATGTTGACTGAAGCGAAACGTAATAACCACCATTAAATTGCCACGTCTCACCAGACGATGAAGCAGAAGACGTTCCACTTTGCCAAACGCCTTGGTAGTTATTGTTTCCAGCGGCCGCAGTTGCATCAATTGCGGCTTGCTCTGCTGTAGCTGCATTTTGCTCTATATCTAGTGCTGATTGGTTAATATCATCAACAGTATCATTTACCTCTAACGCAAGGTTTTTTTCGTATGTTAGCTGGTTCTGCATATTTGCAGAGAAAACGGCAGGCTGCTGCCCTGGTATGGCAACTTCCCCTGCATACGGCGTTAGCTTTCTAATTGTGATTGCCACTATATTGAACCTCTTACTTTAACTGAATAACTTACAACAGACGGGTTTGAGTATGTAACTGGAGATCTCTCATATCGACCATATGTTATCAAATCCTGATTATCTCCGATATCTCCAACCCATACGCAATCAACACCCCTTGATGATCTCAATCTTCTCTCTACGGATTGAGCCAAAGGCTTTGGTATATCTATCTCATATGTATTGTATGAAACAACAGGCCTTTCAACTTCACTTAGCTCGCCAAAAACGTCATATTCAACGTCTGAGTAATCTATGGTGTTTGACTTGGTGTTAACGCAGGTTACACCCATTGACTTTGACATACCAAACAACATGGCACCAACCTCAATGCCAGAGCCAGTACCAGTAATCGTAACCCTTATTGTTGAGCCTATATATGGCGGTATATCTTTAAAAATGCCGTCATTGGCAAATATTAACTGATAAAATGCATAGCTGTAGTGATCGACAATTGAAGATAAATCTATAAATCCCTTTGTTTCGTCATAGATGATTTCTCCACCGTAAATAACCTCTACACTGATGCTTTCCACGCCAACAACACCAAAAAATGAAACGTTATCAAAAATTACACTCGAAACAACATCTAAAGTAAAATCAGTTGTTGACTTGGTTTTGTTCTTTACCTTTCCGTCAAATATCGCCCACTTGTTTGTTGGTCCGATGTCTATCCATTCTGCTAGAGCGTCACCGGTTGCAGTTAAGAGTGGGTCGCTAAACGTCTCATCAACTAAGCACCTGTACCTTCTGTGGCTGCTTTCTCTAATAACCTCGTCACCAATCTTATAAGAACCTGCATTTATAAGGCTTCTTGAAAGGACTGTAAACTCAGCATTTGTTACTGCGCTAAGTTTGCTATTCTCAATCCAAGTTATAGCCCCGTTGAAATATGAAGTAATTCGATTTGGATTGTTTGGATATTTAGAAAACTTTACGCTACCAAGGTGATTGGGAACTAGGTCTACGTTGTACTCAATGAAGTCTGTTTGCTCTGTAGAGTATTCTGTCGATATGGTAGCCAATATCCCACCATCCCTGTTTGATGAAAGATATTGCGCATTACCAGCAAATACACCAGTCCCAATAGATGATACTAAACCGCCAGATAAGTTAATCCTGTAAAGCATTATCTCAGCATAATCATCACCAGAGTAGTTATCACTAAATAAAACAAAAATATTGCCGGATGATACGGTAAAGTATGACTTTGATGCTTCTTCAACCTCTACCGGCATGTTTGTGAGCTCAACAAGACTTGTAACAACACTTAAAGGAATTCCACCCTCCCTTCCTATGTCGTTTATAACCTGCCTGTAAATTGCTTTTGGAAGTCCAGTTTTCCAGAAGACGTAAACAGTATCTCCATTATTTGCAATTCCTTCTGGAGTCGCATTAGGATCGATTCCTGTTATGTCGGCAAAGTTTCCATATAGGTAAAGAAAATTGTAATTCGCGTCGTATTTTGCAATCTGATAATCAGTGCCAGGAAACGCCTGAACGATGAGATAAAACTCGCCATAATCGTTCTGCATTATATGATGAAGACGACCGTAACCAGTAGGTAAAACGAAATCACCGTAAACAGTTCTAGTGGACTCGTCTTGCCATGATTCCTCACCAAGTGACGCATCGGGTTCTGGTATATCAGAGTAGGTTAATGAACTATCAGTAACCTCCACTGGTATAGTTAAGCTAATTGTCATTACGATTCAACCCTAACTCTTATTGTGCCGTTAGCTATCTTTTCAAGATACTCGCTCATTTCATTTTGAATTCTACCAGTATTTCTACTTAGGTTTTCAATTTCATATTTAAGCTCTTGCATAGCTTGCATTGACTCCTCTGTGTTTTGCTTTGACTCACCAGAAAGTGCCTCTCTTATCTTTTCTAATTCAGCAAGTTGCTTGTCTTCAACCGTTAGTTGACCCTCAGTAATATCAGCAAGCTCTAGTAGTTTTCTTGACGTATCAGCTTGAGCTAATTGAAAATCAAGCAAGCTAGAAAAATCAGATTGATTAGGCGCTATAGATGATAAATCAAGACCTTCTGCTAGAGACATATCACCCATTCTAGCAGATGTAAGCGCTGCGTTCAGGCTAACCTGTCTTGCAGCTTCGTTAACCTCGTAAATACCAAGAGCTGCCTCTCTGTATCGATTTGATGCGCTTTCTAGTAATTCATAATACGCACTAGCCTCGTCGGTAAGGTTAAGCAATGCCGCTATTTGAGCTTGTCCTGATTCTGTTGATGCATTTAAACTACTCATTAACTGCCACATTCCATTGGCAGTTTTTGGTAGCTGCAAACCAACTTCTGACAGAGACTTAGATAGTGAGTCCTGATAAATGCTGATTTTTGTTGCATCGCTAGCAAACGAGTTAACAAAGCTTCCGGTTTTTTCCGCAAACTTCTCAACGCCGCCGGTTAGCATTGAAATGTTATCAGCAGCCATGGCAAAAGCTTTAGGATCGTTAAACTTGCTAGCAATGGTTATACCAAGTCTTTCAGACGCAAATTCCATGATGGAGACTTGAGTGGCAACTCTTGATAGCGTCTCGCCGAGTTCTTCCCCTGCTTGCTGAAATTCTCCAATGAAAGGAATGACTCTTAATGCTAATCCATTAAACACTCGGCTAAAGTATGCTTCGATCTCTTTTTGCTGGCTAGCTCTGCTTAGCCCTTTGAGTGATAGCTTTGTTGTACCAACGACGAAACCGCTAATTGCGTCGTCGATCTCTTTTTGGCTGATACCTAAAAGCTCCGCGCCTGACGCAACCGAATCAATGATTGAGTCAAAAACGAGAGAGAATTGATTTTCTACTGCGCTACTAAGCCCTTGATATTTGGTTTTGCGTTTAGTGCTGCCAAATTTCCATTTCTTGTATTTGATGGATTGGAACGCTTGAACGGTGATATTTTCGGTTAGATCCTCAATTCTACCGCCAATAATTCTAATACCTTCGTCAGTTACCTTTGACTTACCTCCAAGAATACTACCTAGAGACTTGAATAGTCCGCTAGTTAGGCTACCAAGGAAGTTGAAGGTTACTTTGTTGAAAATATCAAAGCCCTTCATAAGCAATCCACCAATCTTGTTGTCAGTGAATAAGTTGCTCATTATGCCTAGATTGCCGACATTAACGCTTGCGCCAGTGTTATCTCTAGCGATAATTCCAGACGCTCCGGTAATTCCAGATTGAACCGTTTTTAGCGCATCAAGCATCTTTGTGTTAATGCCAACAAGCTTCTCTGTTGCGCTGGCTGTAATATCAACAGACTTAGATATTGAATCAGCCTTTTCACCCCAAGCATCAAGATTTTGACTTGCTTGTACCTCTGCCGATATATCACCACCAAGATCGTTATCAAGAGACATTAGCAAGCCAATGCTTGACGCAACCGCACCTGCGATATTTCCACTAACGGCAGACTGTGCGATGTTGACCGCCATTATCGCACGTTCTAGGTCTTTGTATGCGCTAGATCCTTCATCAGAAAGCCTTTGTATAGATGAAAGAAGAGATATGGCTCCGTTGGATGCCTCTATGAATTGATCTTCCATCATTCCTGAAGTATCAACGAAACTTGTAACTCCAAGAGTTCCAGACTCTCTCATTTCATCCCATGCCTTTTGAGCTTTCTTTGCGATCTCTGTAGAGGTGTCGACGTACTCTGTCATGCCTAAAGTGCCTTCTTTAAGCATTTTATCCCATGCCTTTTGAGCCTCTATCATTGCCTCGCTGTTTGATACAATAACATTTCGTAAATTATTTGATGAAGTGATTTCCATTTCGAATGGAGCTGACGTATCAATTAGCCCAGAAGTTCCAGTCCTCATTTGCGAGAGCTGCTCCATCAAAATTGCTCGCCTTTGCTTTAAAAGCTCAATCTGCTCCCTCATGAAGTTGTTATCTGTGCTTGTTCCATCAGTAAAGCCAAGTAAAGCGTTTTTTGCTCTCCCTGATGCGGTTGCGTTATCTTCTATTGCCTTATTAAGTGTTGATATTTGCTCGTTAATATCAACCAGCTCAGAGGCGACGTTTGCCTCGGTTCCTTCTTGTAGAGAACTTAGGAAGTGCGTTGTTGCTATAGCTAAATCAGCCATATGTCCAGCGAGTGGCGCTATAACTTTTGTCATTCCGTTCTCAGCTGTAGCTA